TATTCAGACAAGTCAGGATCCCGACTGTACCGAGAACGTCCTGTTGCAGAACCTCATCGTCAGCGTGACCCGCATCTTTCCGTTCACGCAGCAGAGTGTCGGCATGTTCGATGTTCGCTATCAGTATGCCTTGAACGATCTTTACACGTTCGGCACCATTGATCTTGTGCAATACGACATGACGCAGCAATACTTGCAGTTGCTCCGTCAGTTCCTCTCACCCGACAAGAGCATCCGCTTCAATCGTGTTGCCAACAAGTTGTATCTTGACTCGGACAAGAGGCAGTTGACCGCCGGTCAGTATCTCATCATTGAGGCATATCGCATCCTTGATCCCCGTGTGTATCCTGAAGTATACAACGACAGATTGCTCAAGAAGTATCTCGTTGCGCTTGTGCGATGGCAATGGGGAGTGAACCTGTCCAAGTATAACGGCATCAAGTTGCCGGGTGATGTCACGCTTGACGGGCAGACCATGATGAAGGACTCATGGCAGCAGAAGGAAGACATCGAAAAGGAAATCATCCTCAAGGGCGAGTTGCCCGTTGACTTCATCATGGGCTAATCACACATGGCATTGAACCCATACATCCGTGTCAACGACAAGACATACATTCCCGAACGGAACCTGTTTGATGACCTCACGATAGAGGCAATCAAGATCCACGGGAACGAGGTCTACTACATACCTCGCAACCTTATCTCCCGTGATGACTTGTTTGGCGAGTCACGCTACTCACGGTTTGACCAGTTCAGGATGATCGAAATGTATATGGACACGACCACCGCATTTGAGGGCGGTGACATGTTCACCAAGTTTGGCTTTGAGATTCGGGACAGCGTCAAGTTCACGGTGTCCAAGAAGCGATTCAAGAGAGAGACAGGGATGGATCGTCCATTGGAGGGCGACCTGATCTTCCTGCCTCTCAGCAAGGGACTCTTTGAGATCAAGTTTGTTGAGCATGAGAACCCATTCTACCAGTTGGGCAAACTCGTGTCGTATCAGTTGACATGCGAACTGTTTCAGTATTCGGAGGAGGAGTTCGAAACCGGCGTTCCAGAGTTGGATGCTGTTAACGACGAGACAGGATACAAAGTCACACTTGACCTGGGAGGTCTCTATGGAGCAGGATCTTTTGCAAAAGGCGACAGCGTATATCAATACGCAAATGGCTCAATTACGGGATCAGTTGAGGGAGCGGATGCGAGGGCGACAGTCTACGAGTATGACCCAAGCGCAGATCCGAACCGAATATCTCTATCCAATGTTGTTGGTGCTTGGCTACAGGAAACGGAAAAGGGACTGACCGCATACATCACCAAGTCCGATAACTCCGTGTGGGCGAGCATAGATGGCAAGGGCGATGTCATGGGAATCCTTGACGAAGCGAAGAACGCACCAATAGAGGATGAGGCAATCACATTCCTCAACTTTGACGAGAAGAACCCGTTCGGAGACCCATGATTCATGCTTGAGAACTTCTACCATGCCACGGTTCGCAAGGTTGTTGTGGGGTTTGCCACCCTGTTCAACAACATCCATGTCGTTCGCCGCAACGACAGCGGACAGGAGATAGAGCGAATCAAGGTTCCGATTGCGTATGGACCGCAGCAAAAGTTCCTTCGCCGTCTTGACCGCATAGGCACAGCATTTGAGCAGCAGGCAGTTCGTCTTGAGCAGTATTTGCCTCGCATGTCATTTGAGATCAGCAACTTGCAGTATGACTCCACACGCAAGTTGAACAGCATACAGCGCACAGTCGCATACTCCCCCGATAGGTCAAAACTCAAGAGCCGTTGGGAACGGGTTCCATACAACATGACGATGAGCCTTGGTGTCATGACCAAGAGCATGGATGACTGCCTACAGATCGTGGAGCAGATCCTTCCCTATTTTACGCCTGAGTATGTGTTTACGATCCGTGCCATTTCGGGAATGGATGAGGATGTGGACATCCCAATCGTGTTCTCATCGGTATCCCTTGCCGATGGCGATGACGGTTCGCAGGGAGACTACTCTTCACGCAAGGTCAATCTTGCGACCATGCAGTTCGTGGCAAAGATGTATCTCTACGGTCCTGTGAAGACATCCCCTGTCATCCTGGATGCGGACATAAATGTGTTTGACACGAATGACATCGGCAAGCCAACATCGACCATCAAGCCATATGCTGACCTTTCGGTGACAGCGGCAGAAGGCATCACGGCGGGATCGTATGACCCATCCATTACAGCGGGTGCATATGGATCCACGCATGCCAATGTTGCATGGAGAGAATATCCGCCCACACCATGGCCTACCTGACAGGAGATTGAATCGTGAGTGACATTGACATGAACATCGCAAACTCGCTAGGCATTGACCCGCCACAGCCCCCAAAGGCAGAGATCGTGCCAGTTGAGGTAGAGTTGCTTGAGAAGCAATACGAGACCAAGGACGCAGACTCCGACTACACGGAGGTTCGCCGCAACCTCAAGTGCATCATTGAGAAGTCGCAGGAGGCGATTGAGGGCATCATTGAACTTGCGCAGGACAGTCAGCAGCCCCGTGCATATGAAGTCGTTGCCCAACTCATACAGTCATCGCTTGAGGCAAACAACAAGTTGATGGACCTGCACCGCCGCATGAAGGACATCAAGAAGCAGGAACCCGGCAAGACAACCAACGTCACCAACAACTCCATCTATGTGGGCAGCACAGCCGATTTGCAGAAGATGATCCGTGATCAGCGCAAGGCGCTTGATGCAGGGACAGAGGAGCCGCCAAGTGGATCATGAGACGTATCTAGGCAATCCCCTCCTGAAGGGGGCATATGTCAAGCAGGACTTCACCAAGGAGCAGTTAGAGGAATACATCAAGTGTTCCGAGAACCCTATCCATTTCATTGAGTCCTACATGAAGGTGGTCACCATCGATCAGGGTCTCATCCCCTTTGAGATGTATGACTTCCAGCGGCGCATCGTGCAGTCGGTGTTTGACAACCGCTTCACCATCTGCAAGATTCCCCGTCAGAGCGGCAAGACAACCACGATGATTGCGTGCATCCTGCACCTCATCCTGTTCAATCCGAACTACAGGGCGGCGATCCTAGCCAACAAACTGAAGACGGCGACCGAGATCATGGATCGGCTCAAGGTAGCCTATGAGAACCTCCCCAAGTGGCTGCAACAGGGCATTGTGGAGTGGAACAAGACAAGCATTACCCTTGAGAACGGGTCCAAGTTGATCTGTTCCTCCACCTCATCGTCCGCTGTCCGTGGATCGTCCTATAACTTCCTGCTTCTAGACGAGTTCGCATTCGTCCCCGAGCAGATCGCAGAGGAGTTCTTCTCCTCCGTCTACCCAACCATCACTTCGGGCAAGACTTCCAAGACGGTCATCGTGTCCACCCCTAACGGGCTGAACCTCTTCTACAAGATGTGGGAGAATGCCAAGAACAAGCGGTCAGAGTTCAATGCCATAGAGGCACATTGGTGGGAAGTGCCGGGTCGGGACGAGAAGTTCAAGGAAACGACCATCCGCAACACCTCCGAGCGGCAATGGATGTCGGAATACGAGTGCGAGTTCCTGGGGTCGCAGGAGACCCTGATTCGTGCCTCCAAGATCGCTTCCCTTGCCTTTCATACCCCAATATTGGAAACCGAGGACGGGCTGTCGGTATATGAGCACCCCATGAAGGGGCATATCTATGCCGCCTGTGTGGACTCAAGCCGAGCCATCGGGCAGGACTATAACGCCATGGTGGTCTTGGATGTGACGGCGATGCCATACAAGGTGGTGGCGAAATATCGAAACAACACCATACCCCTTCCGGTGTTCCCTAACCTCATACAGTCTGTTCTGACCAAGTACAACGAGGCATATGTCCTTGTGGAGATCAATGACACAGGGCAGCAAGTGGCAGACATCCTCAAGGATGAGTTGGAGTATGAGAATGTCATCACGATCTCCATCAAGGGCAAGAAGGGACAGAAGGTTGGCGAAGGCTTCGGCGGCGGTCGCCTCTATAGCGGCATCAAGATGAGCAGTCAGGTCAAGAAGGCAGGCTGTTCCGTCATCAAGGAGATGATTGAGTCAGACAAATTGATAGTAAACGACTTTGACATTATTGCCGAGATCAGCACCTATATCGCCAAGGCGGGTTCTTATGAGGCATCCGAGGGGTACAATGACGATTTGATGGCTTGCCTTGTCATGTTCGGATGGCTGACCACACAGTCATATTTCACCGACTTGGTCAACCTTGATGTCCGCAAGCGGCTCTTTGAGGAGAAACTCAA